GAGAACGGTCCCTGTCGGGAAGCGGGTGGAAGGAGTGTGTGATGGGTATGATAGCGTCATATCTTGATACTCTACAATTACCGCCGGGGGATGCAGAGCATTTTAAAATATATTGAGGGTTACCTGATCCGTTAGGTACTTAGTGCGAGGACAGTGGGGCCGCCCACGCTCAATCTAAGTATATGAAGCGTATGAGTACAACGTACCGAACGTGACGGGCAGTTAGGCAGTAATGACGAAACTGAAAATATGAGAGACGGTCTCATATAGCAAGTCTAGTTCCCTTAGTGTATTTTAAAATGCTAAATCAAATATTTGGAGAGTTGGCAGAGCGGTTGATTGCACCAGACTGTAAATCTGGCTCCTAAAGACACGGTGGTTCGAATCCATCACTCTCCACCAAATATCGCCTCAATAGCTCAGTTGGTTAGAGCATCGTCTTGATAAGGCGGGGGTCCATAGTTCGAATCTATGTTGAGGCACCAATCAATGGCAGTGTAGCATAGCGGCTAATGCACTTCCTTCATACGGAATAGATCGTGTGTTCGAATCACACCACTGCTACCAAGTTCATTATAATGGTGGGTATAGCCAAGTGGTGAAGGCCCCGGGTTGTGATTCCGGTATTCGTGAGTTCGATTCTCACTACCTACCCCAGTCAATTAAGCAGTACCGTCTGCTGAACCAATGTTAGATAGAGATTTAGTTCTTTGAGTCGGCATTGAAAACAAAACGGACAGTTTTGGAGACGTGGCCGAGTGGCCTAAGGCAGCAGGTTGCTAACCTGTCGAGTCACGCAAGTGGCTCCGTGAGTTCGAATCTCACCGTCTCCGCCAGACCCCGTTTTACACTTTTGCGTTATATAAAGTGGGCAATTGTCGTAGCCATACGGACACGGTAAGATTGTTATTGACCGCAAGGCCCGTTATATGGGCGACTTGAGACACACAATCGGGCAGAAGCAAAACTGACCTAGATGCAAATATTGACGGACAGGGTAACTACTCAGTTTGGGGCGGAACAGGGAACCGTAGCCAGACACTTTAGAATTCATTGCGCCCTTAGTTCAGTTGGATCAGAATGCAACGCTACGAACGTTGAGGTCGGAGGTTCGAATCCTTCAGGGCGTGCCAAGCCATAGTAGCTCAGTTGGTAGAGCAACGGATTGAAAATCCGTGTGTCGTTGGTTCGATTCCAACCTTTGGCACCATAATATAGTCCAGTTAGTTCAGCGGTAGAACGCTACATTGACATTGTAGAGGTCAGTGGTTCGATCCCACTACCGGACACCAAAGATTTTAATTTAAAGGAGCATAACATGCCTGGTGTGTTTTTAGTTAGCGACACGCACTTCGGTCACACCGGCGTGTGTAAGTTCATGCGTAGTGATGGCGTGACAAAGTTACGACCTTTCACTGATCCTGATGAGATGGACGAGTTTATGGTCAAGGCATGGAACGAACGTGTCAAGCCCAACGACAAAGTTTATCACTTAGGTGATGTTGTTATCAATCGTAAAGCATTAAAGGTCATGAGCCGCTTAAATGGTGACAAGGTCTTGATTCGTGGTAACCACGATATATTCCGTGATGATGAATATAGATTATACTTCCGTGAATTACGTGCTTATCATGTAATGAACGGAATGATATTAAGTCATATTCCAATTCACAGTGAATCGTTAGGTCGCTTCGGTGTCAACATTCACGGACACTTACACGATAATCGTGTAAGGTTAAATGATGAAATAGATCCACGTTATCATTGTGTTTGTGTAGAACATACTGATTTTGCGCCCATTTTGTTTGAAGACGTATTAAAGCGAATCAAAGAAGAAGGCGGTGTAATTGGGTTCAGAAACGGGAACGGCCCTGCTATGTAGGGCTGTATCCAATTTAATTGAATGTTCTGAAGAAAAGTTATATAATCTTATTGTATGTCGTAAGACAGGATTTGAATTGTACGGGACGTTAGCTCAGTTGGTAGAGCAGTAGACTTTTAATCTATTGGTCACTGGTTCGAATCCAGTACGTCCTACCAGATTTTAAATCTGCCCGTGGCACAGTTGGATAGCGCAACGGCCTTCTAAGCCGTCGGTCGGGGGTTCGAATCCCTCCGGGCAGGCCAGAATTGAGGATAAATGAGAGTTAAAATTTATAATAACAACATAGTTCATTTAATCTTTCCTAATCAGAAAGAATTGACTATGACCATGTGTAGACTGCAAGAGTTCTATGAAAGTGATAATGTGAAACTTAGAAGTAGGATATTCACGTTTGAACAGTTCATAGATCAGTATACACATAAGGATGGTTGTTTCGATTATTTTAGTTTCTGGGGAGGTTTCAACATTCCTGGACACGTTGTAGAAGATTTTTTTGATGTGTTTGAATTAACTAATCGTGAATTGGAAGTACGTAAAGCGACTAAAAAGTACAGTCGCAAGCCTTATTATTTGATAGGTACATTGATCAAAGACGTAGAGACGACCAAGCACGAATTATTACATGCATATTACTATCTTGATACTGTATATAAACAACAGGTCGATGTATTAATAAGGTCTATGGACAAAGATTTGAAGAAAAGCATCACAGTAGCATTGAAGAATATGGGATATGCGAATCATGTGATCATAGACGAAATAAATGCATACATGGCTTCAAGCACACATAAGTACTTAAAGAATGATTTGGATTTAGATTTAACTAAAGCAGATATGAAACCTTTCGTTGATTTATCCAAAACAGTATTGCGGGGTTCGTATAGTGGTAATACCTTAGCCTTCCAAGCTAAAGCGAGGAGTTCGATTCTCCTACCCCGCTCCAATATAAAAGGTGAATAGTATGATGGATAGTAAACAGATGGCCTTAAAGTATCTCATGAATTCATGTGATGATATGGCCGCAGCCTGTGATAAGAATATCGATTCCTTAGATAGTAAGAAAACAATAAAAGATTTAGAAAAAAATTTCGCGAATCTTTTCGCCTCTATCAAGGAAGTTGTTGAAGAATTTAAATTGAATGAAGAAAGAGTTTTTGCTGAAACAGAAAAAGCAATTACGAAAAGAAAAAAAGAAATTTGAATATTTGCCCCGGTGACGGAATTGGTATACGTGTTGGTCTTAGAAGCCAAATTTTAGGAGTTCGACTCTCCTCTGGGGCACCATAATTATTAGGGATTTGACATGATTATAACTAGAGACCTCATTAATAAAAATATAGTCTACCAAGATTATAAGAATCAGGTCAGCGTTGATTACACATATAATGACTTAGACAGATTGATCAACGCCTATAAAAATATTTTAATATCTAAGAGCGCAAAAAAAGGAAGAAGTGTGGTTATAGGCAATCAAGCCAGTATGGCTCAGATAGCCATGGTTTTCGCCTGTGCGGAATTAGGGTTGAATATAATCATTGTAGCAACACCCTTTCCACCAAACAAATCTGCGAAAGATTATGTACCGGGAGTAATCAATTCAAAATTGCGTCAAATGATGCCCATTGATTATTTCTTAGTAACTGATAGAAATCAAACAGATAAATTTCAAGTGTTCAATGATATCTGTAGGATCACTATAGTTGTCGAAGAAGAAAATCTAGACTATACCCCCAATGATACGGTATGGGCTGATGAAGACACCGTGCTTATCAAATGTACATCTAGCGGAACCACAGATACACCAAAAGTAATATTACACACTCATGGATTCATGAGCGAACTAGTGCTAAGAAATAGCACACAATTTTACGGAGTCATGGGTATGATGAATAATCTTGCGCACGGAAGCAGTCCTGCTGTTTATTTCTTGCCTGGATTGATGTGCAAAGATGTTACAAAATACATCAACATACCCATAAATCCTATGAAGTTTGCGACGTTTCTTAAGGAAGCAAACATAGATTTAGATCATCTATTAGTACCATATACTGTGTTGATTGACAACTTATTGATAGGTAGAGTCAGCGGTATTCCTGGTTGCGTAATACATACATTAGGTATGATAAGGAATCAATGGGTCACTGCAATGAAGCAGGGAAAGATAAAAGACATAGTAAGTATTTTCGGAACTAACGAAACTTCAGGCCCGCTCATGCTCAACAAGGCTAGCGATGTTGATTTCACAGAGGACACATATTTTGTTGTCGATGATTTTTATAAAGTAGAGTTAAATTCTAATAACGAGTTAGAAGTCACTATGCCGATCTATAACACCGTTTTAAAAACTAATGATAGATTTTTAAAGCGAGACAACAAATTTGTACATCTAGGACGAAGCAATTTATATAGAATAAACGATCTAGAGATAGATGTGAACAAATACCAACTTGAGATCGATAAATTGATGAAAGCAGAATTAGTAATAGACAGCAAAAAAGATAGCATCTATCTCGCTGTTTGGGAAAACGTAGATGATAAAAATATCAACCACGTCAATGACTTAATGAGAAAAGATAGCGAAGGGTTACACTTCATAAGCAAACATGCTATGTTGAATTATTCAGACTACCTCAACGGGGTGAAGGTCGATAAAGAAATGCTTAGAGAGTTTTTTAGGAACCAGTAACCAAACCAACTATACATTCTCATTATGTTAATATATAATGTAATCATATAATGGAGAATGTATCATGAAAACGGTTACTTTTGAAAATATCTATAATAAAGAAAAATTTGAAAGTTCGGGTAAACGAGATACCAAAATTATCGATGGAATCGAATACTGGAAAGTATTTAAGCAAGGCACCAAGCGTGAAGTATTAGTACGCAAGGACTTTTTGAAAAAGGTTAAATAAGAAAGACAGAGGAGATTATGGCAGTTCTAGCACTTGATATCACAGGAACTCCCCGTCAGTGGATCAGCACTGATGACGCTATCACCTACCATGCAAAGAAAGCAGTGGCTTGGACACTAGGTAATATCGTAGCAAAATATCGCGGCGGAGTACAAAATGACGGTACAGAGAGTTATATTGAAACACCGAGCATTATCGCTATCAAGGGCCATGGTTTTAATCCCGCAAAGTATGGGCGAGTTGCATTGACTAACAAAACATTGTTCGGTCGTGATCGTCATGTATGTGCATATTGCGGTGGGCATTTCACTAGCCCTGGTAGTTTGAGTCGTGATCACATTCTTCCTAAATCTCGGGGAGGTGTCGATGACTGGATGAATGTGGTCACTTCATGCAAGAAGTGCAATACACACAAGGGTAGCAAAACATTAAAAGAAGCAAAACTTGAATTGTTGTACGTGCCATATGCACCGAATCATTTCGAGAATTTGATCTTACAGAATAGAAATATCCTTGCTGATCAAATGGAATATTTGCTATCAGGTGTTCCAAAACATAGCAGAGTTATTTTACATTCATAGTATATTGTCTTAAATAAGTTTATTGCTGGCTTAGCTCAGTTGGTAGAGCAACGCACTTGTAATGCGTAGGTCGTCAGTTCGAATCCGACAGTCAGCACCATCTTTACGAATGACAATCATTCAATCTTGTACAGCCTTTGTACTGTACAGAAACTATACTTTTAGGACCTGCAGTATAAATAGACTTGCGCTAGAGAGCGCCATACCTATCAGGAGTTTGGTTATGAAGAAGTTAGCGATTGGTCTATTAGCATTAGTTTCTGTCACAGCAATAGCACAGGACCGTGTTTCAAAGTTTGACAGAGACGAAGACGGTAAAGTAGATATAGTGGAATTAAGAAAGTCATGCGATGTATCACATGCATTGTTCGAAAAAGCAGACAAGAGCGGTGACGGTGCATTGAGTAATTCTGAGATGAGAACAGCCAGGGCTTATCTCTTCACTAAGTGCGATAAAGAAAAAGTTGATTAATAGATAATCATTTTCTGAAAATTTAGGGGCAGTAGAAATATTGCCCCTTTTTCTTTTATGGTTCTATATTGATCTAAGTAATATTATGTATAGATACGAAGACATTAGAACCTTGCATATTGAGATGACTGAGCGTTGCAATGCATCATGCCCGCAATGCGGAAGAAACATCAACGGTGGCGAACAGAATCAATATATTAAAAACCGCGAACTTAAATTACAAGATTTACAACAGTTTGTTCCTGCTGAACTATGTAAGCAACTGACTCATATCTATATGTGCGGAAACTATGGAGATCCTATAGTTGCCCACGATACTTTAGAAGTTTTTAGATATTTCCGCGAACAGAACAAACACTTATCACTTAGCATGAACACTAACGGATCTGCTAGGACAATCGAATGGTGGCAAGAGTTAGCCAAGATATATGATGGTAAAGGTTATGTGATTTTCAGCATAGACGGGTTAGAAGATACTAATCAGATATACAGACAAAATACCTCTTGGTCTAAGATCATAGAGAACGTTAGAGCATTTATTGATGCAGGTGGTAGAGCGCGTTGGGAATATATAGTATTTGCTCACAACGAACATCAAGTAGATGAAGCAAAAAAATTGTCTGAAGAATTGGGTTTCGAAGAGTTCGTCACTAAGAAATCTGCTAGATTCATGTCATTAAGCGGCGACATAAAAGAAAATACTATAGTCAAGGATAAAAAGGGAAAGACTATAAGCATAGCACCTCCCAAGAACGCCGAGTACAGAAATGAAGGATTGAAAAAGATCAATACATTGAATGTTCAAAATATCTCAGTCACATTGCCTACAACATACTCTGAGATCAGTAATAAACTCAATCCAGAGATGTTTGTTCAATCAGACTTACAAAAGATATATGACGAGACAACTATTGATTGCAAAGTTAAAAAAGACAAAAGTGTTTATATATCGGCTGAAGGAATAGTTCAGCCTTGTTGTTGGGTAGCGAGTCAGATGTATCCCTGGTACCATAGTCCCCGAGGATCTCAGATTTGGAAACTAATCAATAAGTTAGGATTGGATAAGATAAACCTACATACGCATAGTTTAAAAGATATATTGAATTCAGGTTACTTTGATTTAGTAGTAGAGAGTTGGGACAAACCTAGTTGTAGAGAAGGTAAGTTGGCTATATGCAGTAAAGTTTGTGGGACTAATTTGGAAACATTTAGTAAGCAATACTCTTGACAAACATAAGTACATTAGTTATAATAAGGATAATTCGGAGTGTAGCACAGCCTGGTAGTGCGTCTGCTTTGGGAGCAGAAGGTCCAAGGTTCGAATCCTTGTACTCCGACCATGATCTTTAAAAACTTGTGCGGGATTAACTCAGTGGTAGAGTAGCGCCTTTACACGGCGAATGTCGGGAGTTCGACCCTCTCATCCCGCACCAATCTTCTTGACATTACTAACTTTCTTTAGTAAACTAATCATTATGAAATATGCCTCGGTGGTGAAATTGGTAGACACAACAGACTTAAAATCTGTCGGCTGAAAGGCTGTGCCGGTTCGATTCCGGCCCGAGGCACCAAATCGCCCCTATAGCTCAATTGGTTAGAGCGCACGACTCATAATCGTTAGGTTCCAGGTTCAAGTCCTGGTGGGGGCACCAATTTTAGTAGTAGCCGTATTGTATAGTTGGTTACTTACTTTCTTGACTCTGTTTTATTTTTTGTGTATAATATATTTTTAAAGGAACAAATCATGACATGTGCAGGTTACGACAGCAGAACAATCAAATTACCTAAAGCAGTTAAATGCAGTGCTTCAACTATTCTTAATACGCATAAGCGTGGTGAATTTATCCGTAGTTATGTGCAGGTATTAATCTCAGAAAATCACCAGATTAAAAATCGAAATTTCAAAGGAAAAAATAAATACCCTTCATGAAGGCTTAGTCTAATATAATGGCCCTTAAGGGCCATTGTCATAGTATTGTAACATTTTTACTTACTACATAAGGTAAATAGTTCATAATAAGATTATGAAAACTTACAAGACTATTTTTATATCCGATATACATTTAGGAAGTCGCGGGTGCAAAGCCGATTTATTGTGCGATTTTCTTAAAAATAACACTAGCGAAAATCTGTTTTTAGTCGGCGACATCATAGATGGATGGCGTCTTAAAAAGAAGTTTTATTGGCCGCAATCACACACCAATGTCATACGTAGAATTCTAACTGCCGCTAAACGTGACACGAAAGTAACTTATATTATAGGCAACCATGATGAAGTTTTGCGAGGTCTGTTACCATATGACATGCATTTTGGAAACATCGATCTAGTAAACAGATACCGTTATCAAGCATTAAATGGTAAAACATACATGGTTATACATGGTGATATGTTTGATACAGCACTTAGGAATAAGTTAGCGTGGTTATATCACTTCGGTGATAATCTATATACCATGTTATTAGGTATCAATATTGTGTTGGCAAAAATGAGAAATAAATTAGGATTGCCGTATTGGAGCCTTAGCGCGTACTTGAAAAGTAAGACAAAAGAAGCCGTTGCTTTTATGAGTGATTTCGAAGTACTAATCACAGATTATTGCCAAAAGCAAAATGCTGATGGAGTTATTTGTGGGCATGTGCATAAAGCCGATATCAAAAAGATAGGTGATATTGAATACATGAATGATGGTGATTGGGTTGAAAGTTGTACAGCACTGGTAGAACATCATGACGGTAGTTGGGAAATCATAACTTGGATTAAGGAGAAAGATGATGTGGATACTGATAATACTAGCAGTTCATATAAACGACTCAAAAGACGTGCCGGGGCGAGTGGAACTGATGTTTCAGGATCAACAGACTTGCCTGCAGGTATTAAGTACAATTAAGTACAAACTGAAGTTTGATAATTTTAAAGTGGTAGCAGAATGCAAAAAACAATAAGTGATAAAATTACCATAGTGATTCCCTGCAAAAATGAAGAGAATTACATCCATCATTTACTAGAATCTTTGCGCTTGCAGGGTATTGGCGATACCAGAATCATCATTGCTGATTGCTCTACTGACAACACAAGACAGGTTATAAAAGATAATAGTTCTTTTTTGAATGTTGAGATTATTCAAGGCGGACCTGTCTCCACAGCAAAGAATAATGGAGCACGATTAGTCACCACTCCCTACATCTTGTTCATTGATGCTGATGTGCGTTTTTTTAAGTATACGGTAATCCGTGATGCTGTTAATGAAATTGAATCTAATAATTTAGACCTTATTGGATTGAACATCAAATGTTATGACAATGATCTAAGAGCGATGATTGGATTTACTATTTTCAATGTCATAAACAATATTCTAAAATATTTTTCACCGTTCGCGATTGGCGCGTTCATGTTAACACGTAGAGATAGATTTGAAGAATATGGAGGCTTTCCTGAAAAGACTGCTACATCTGAAGACTACTTTCTATCTAGGATGTACGGTCCTAAAAAGTTTAAGATATTGAATCACTATTTTGGACAAGATAGCCGTAGATTCAAAAAGATGGGATATTTTGGTATGGCTGCATATCTAATTAAAAATTTCATCAACCGCAATAACAAGCAATACTGGGATAAGTTGGATTCATCTAAGTATTGGAACTAAACTAATGCGCAAAATATACTACTATTTTGATAGTATTATCTAGTAATATTTAATGACCCCTCAAACCTCGTAAATACTATATGTCCTCGAAAAAGGACATAATGCCATTCACGTGGCATAACAACAAGGAGATATAAAATATGCGTAAAGCACTTATAACATTAGTTATGTTGGGATCACTATCGACTGCGGCTCTTGCTCAGGACGTGAAAATTAACGGTGGCTTCGGTTATCGTTTTGACTCTGTTGAGGCAGGCACAGCACCAAAGTCAGAAAAAGATCGTATGAAGGTAGAATTGGTATTGAACGCTAAAGTCAATGACAAGGTAACACTTGTTACTGGCGCAAGAACAGGTTCAACATTCAATTCAACTTATGACGATTTCGGTGGCAACGCCGGACTTAAAGATGCGGGTCTCCACTTAGCATATGTTGAGTACGCCGCTATGGATCGTGTCAAGGTTCGCCTTGGCAAGATGCACCAACCTTGGGCAGGTTCATCAAGTCTATTTTTTGACCGTGATATCAAGCCAGAAGGTTTAGCAGTAGCGTTTGCTCATAAATCAGGTTTGTTCGCTAATGCGTCTTCATTGAAGATCGTAGAAGGCGGAGCAAATGATGATGCAAAAGTACAAAGCCTACAAGTTGGCTTAAAGAAGGAAGTTGGCCCGTTATCACTAACTGGCGCGGCAGCATTGCATAACCACAGAAATGTAGTTGGCGCAGATGTAAACCTTCAGCAAGCATTCGGTGAAGTTGGAACTAAGTTTGCTGGTCTTCCAGTAACTGCATTCGTAGACTTCATGCGCAACGACAAGGCAAATGCTGATAACCAAGCACTCGCATACGGTGTCAAGGTTGCTAAAGGCAAGTGGGATGTTTCTGCATTCCATCAAAAAGTCGAAGCAAATGCACAGTATGGTTTGTGGCATGATACTGACTTCTCTGGCGCAGTAGGTAATCACAAAGGCCATGGCCTAACTGCTGGTTACAAGGTCGCTAAGGGTTGGAAGGTCAACGCTAAGTATTTCGATGTTGAGCGCGGAGCCAACAAAGAATCATATAAGCGTCTATTAGTAGACTTGAACTACATGTTCTAATCATTAGAACTCATAATTCAGTCAAGGATAGGGGAGATAGAAATATCTCCTCTTTTCTTTTCAGTCATAAGTAAATGTGTTAAAATTTTAAAATGGAAGTGTGGGAGAGTGGTTTAATCCGTCAGTCTTGAAAACTGAAGAGTCGCAAGGCTCCGTGAGTTCGAATCTCACCGCTTCCGCCAAAATTTAAAAACGCGAGAGTGGCGGAACGGTATACGCACCAGTCTTAGGAACTGGCACCGAAAGGTTTAAGAGTTCGAATCTCTTCTCTCGCACCAATTTGGAGGTTATATGAGTTACAAAGTTGGAATTGTTGGTCGTGGTTTTGTCGGTGGTGCCATGTACGAAAACTTCAAGGACTGCTTTGATGTTGCTGTGTGGGATAGCGTCGAAGAAAAGCGCACACTGAATTCATTTGAATCATTTGTCGATTCTTCAGATATTATCTTTGTTTGTGTCCCAACTCCAATGAAAGAGAATGGAGAATGTGATATTAGTATCGTTGAAGATGTAATTGCAAAGATCGCAAATTTAGATCGCCGAAAGTATGTTGTCATTAAGTCAACTGTTCCTCCAGGCACCACACAACGACTTGCTGAATCCCATGATATGGTCATTGGATTTAATCCAGAGTTTCTTACAGAAGCCAATTCATACAATGACTTTCGTCATCAGCCATTGATTATTATTGGAACTGATGATGTTGCATTAGGAACAGTAATGACACAGCTATATTATGAGTTTAATGCGAAGGTCGACAATGTTGCTCATGTAATTCAACGATCTTCAAAAGAAGCTGAGTTATTCAAATATCTTGCAAATTGTTTTCTTGCAACGAAAGTTATCTTTGCAAATGAGTTTAAAACACTATGCGATAAGATTGATGTTGATTATGGACGCATTGCAGAAGTCGCTGTTCTTGATAAGAGACTGGGTCATACACATTGGCGTGTTCCTGGTCCAGATGGCAAGTATGGATTCGGTGGTTCGTGTTTTCCGAAAGATACTTCTGCGTTGTTACACTTTGCAGATGAATATCAAACTACAATGTGGATGTTAACTGAAGCAACTTATATCAACGATGAAATTCGTGGCGAAAATTTAAATAAATCTAACAATATTGAAGATAAATAATATTATGAGTTTAGTATTAGTTGTAGACAAAGGCGGCATGCCTAAAGACTGGGTAAACTTCGAAACGGCAACATGTTATTATGCTCGTAAGAAGGTTATCTGGCAATTAGGTGAGAAGATGAAAACCATGCTCGGTGGACACAATGAGCATGGAGAACAGTCACGCATTGACATCTCTTGCATCATTGGTGTGAGTGGTCCATTGCTTGGTGATAAATTCTACAACACACAAACAGTGTTCGCCGATCGCATGACATTGTACGCTCGAGACCAGCATCTATGTGCATATTGTGGAAATGAATTCAGCACGAGTCAATTGACGATTGACCATGTTCATCCAAAGTCGCGTGGTGGCAGCAATCACTGGACTAATTGCGTGACAGCATGTCGTCCGTGTAATCACCGTAAGGGATGGAAGACTCCAGAAGAAGCCAAGATGCATCTTCTCTATGTTCCATATGCGCCGACTGTTCATGAACGGATATTATTAAAGAATCGCAGAGTGCTTGCTGATCAAATGGAATATCTAAAGGCAAGCATTCCAAAGAACAGTCGTGTTTGGAGAAATAATTAATGTTATCAGTTATCGTACCAACAATGTGGCGTCATGAGCCGTTCTTAGATTTTCTAAAATTGGTTCTGGAACAAGATTCAGTCGGAGAAGTTATCATCATTAATAATGATGTTTCTGTAACTCCTGAGTCAGAGGTTTTAAGCCACGAAAAGATTCGAATGCATAATTGCGAAAAGAACATCTATGTTGCACCAGCATGGAATCTGGGAGCAGAGTTGGCAAGATTCGATAAGTTCTGTTTTCTTTCAGATGACTTAGATGTGAACATCGATGTATTCAATAGAGCAGATGAGTTTCTCAAACCAGAAATTGGAATGGTATCTCTTCTCGTTGATGATCGCGAAGAACATTCATACAGAAGATTTCTAACTGACAATACAATCAATTTTGTTAATATGAATCATCCTGTTGCTGAAGAACGACCACCACCAGTTGGAATAGGATGTTTGTTCTTTGTAAATAGAAGCGATTATACACCCATTCCTGTAGTGAAGATCTTTCACGGCGAAGTAATGCTTTGGAAACGAATTGCAACTGCAAAAGAGAATTATATCATCACTAATTGCAAATGCGAAACGCCATGGCATGTGACGGTAAACTCTCTTTCAGAAAATAGCGAGACAGCAACAATTTATACTGAGATTCAACATGCTGATCAAGAAGCAGCATTTGGAGTAAACAAAGTGAGATTTTAATATGAGCACTGGTGGAAAGGGAAGTAAGCCTCGCCCATTGAGCATTCCAAGAAAAAAATTTGAAGATAACTGGGAACGCATCTTCGGACAGAAGAAAGAAAAACAGAAACCTAAATAGAGATAGAATTGAAATTGCGGGGTAACTCAGTTAGCAGAGTGCGGGACTCATAATCCTGATGTCGGTGGTGCGAATCCATCCCCCGCTACCAATCAGTGCCGCCCATGGTGAAAGTCATGGGCGGCATTTTTACATGCATTCTCTGTTTCGAAAGAATTGACCGAGAGAGAGCCTCTTAGAGTCTCTCCTCGGATGGGGGAATAGCCCTATCCTAGCCTCAAACGACGCCTCTCTCGGAGGCTCTCGCTCGGCGAGAGGCAATGTGGTAAGTTGTTGATTTTACAGGGGTTTCTCTTCGAGAACACTCTTTCCTAACCTATTGATTCTATTAGGGTTTTTACTCGATATCGTAAGTCATTGATTTCATTAGAGTTTTACTGGTTTACAATTCTTGGGTGCAATAGTATAATGGTTGTATAGGGTGAGAAATGGTTCTCGCCGCGAAATAGGAAGAAAGATATATGTTGACTCTAAACGAAATGAAGGCGAATCTGGCTCGCGAGCGTCAGGTTGCGAAGGATATGATCGATCATATCAAGACGTGTCGCGAGGCGATCAAGTCTTCTCGTGCAATGCAGAGTGCTCTCCGTGCTGAGATTCGCCGCGAGACGCAGATTAATCGCGTCGTGAAGGAAGATGCTCGTGCGGCGACGAAGGCTGCTCGTGACGCGAAGCGTGCGGAGCGTGTGGCTGCCCGAATCGCGAAGGCTGAGGCTCGGCTCGAGGCTCTGAAGCAGCGTGAGTTTGCTCGCGCTCAGAAGGCGACGAAGAAGTCGACGAAGGGTGTCGTGTGGACGGCTGCGCAGGTTGCTGCGATGAACGCTGAGCGAGGTCTCGCCTAATGACTACCACAAATCCTCTTGCGTTGGCAAGTGCCAGTGACATCAAGACTCTGGTCTCGACTGGTGTTGCGACTCATGCTGATGCGATCGTTCGTGTGGATTTGGTTCTGGCTCGCAAGAGTTTGACCGATGGCAAGAAAGCACGATGGACTCGTCTCCGCGAGTGGCTCGTGCGAGAGCAAGCCCAGACTGAGGCTGTGGTTGCGTAATTCTTGCTGGTTTACTTTTGCGATTGTTTGTAGTATAATGTTCTTGTCCGTTGTTAATTTGTTATGGAGTTTTTATTATGGCTAATCCCACTCGAAAGATGATTGAAGTGTATGAGATGTTGAAGGACGGCAAACCGTTCAAGTTTGACACTCTTGTTTCGCGACTCGGCTGCAAGCCTGTGACTGCGATGGTCTTGATTTGTGCGTTGAAGCGTGACTGCAATGCCGATATTGAGACGATCCGCGATGGTCGTAAGGTTGACTCGTATCAGTTGCATAATGCTTCTGCGATTGCGAGCAAGATGGTCGGTAAGACGACCACGACCAAGGCACCGAAGGTTGCGAAAGCACCGAAGGCTGCGAAGGTTGCAATGCTGAAGACCAAGACCACTGTTCGTAAGTCGAAGGCTGCGGTTGTTGATGATGGTTCGGTCCCGACCGTCGAGGTTGAGGAGGTTGGGTTTGATGAACTCGCCTCGCTGAAGGCTGAGTTGGGTCTGAGCGATTCTTACGCTGAGTAAGATTCTTGTGAGTAAAGTGGGGACTTCGGTCCCCACTTTTTTCTTGCCTTTCGTGCAAGTGAAATCAGGAACATTAAACTGAATTTAATATTCACAGAAACAGATTTCTTAAATCTGTTCAATCTGCAATCTATTACATACGAACAATTCTGTGAAAGAATCTGCGTTCTGGATGTAATGGACCGCAGTGGTGCATTTGTCGTTCGTGATAGTTTAGATGGTTTCGTGAATCGAGTTTGTCGAAAAGACGATGACACTCGTAAGAAGAATCTAGAACAATATAAGAGAAATTTGTATCGCATCTTAGTTACTGATGCACAACAGACTCTTTGTCTCTGGTTTCAGAAGTATGGTGCTCTACAAGAAAACATAGAACACTATCTACATCTACCAAATGCAGAGATTTTATCAGATGACATTTTTTCAGGTCGGTCAAATAGCAAGTATGGTAGAATTTGCAAAAATATTAATTTTGAAAACTTCTACAACACGAAAAAACTTCGATCGACAGATAGTGAGTATACATTTGGTTTGATGCGAGTCATGTTTGCAGATTTTAAGATTCGAAACAGTTTGGCTGGTCCTGCATTCTTCGAACATATCTGCAACTACAATGGCGACAGCACACAGTTTTGGTATGGGTTTATGCTTGGAGCAAACAGAGCCAGCATCTTTAATCCCGTTACATACAAAGGTATTCTTGATTCTGTGTTTAGCGGTGAGGTGCTGTTTGCTCCTGTGATGGGATGGAATGCATATCAAATTGCTTTTTACAGCAGTCAGTTTAAAAAGTTTATTTCAACTGATGTTATTCCCAAAGTAGTCGACAATGGCATCTTGATTCACCATGAATTTGAGAAGTATTGTACTCGTAATCCATTAAGTGTCTCTGATAAAACAGTAGACTTGTATCTGTGTCCAAGTGAACAATTAGATAAGCGATATAACTTTCTTGAGAAATATCGAAATACAATCGACGCGATTCTTTTCAGTCCGCCATATTTTGATCTAGAGTTGTATCCGAGTTCAGAACAAAGCATCGAAAACTTTCCAGATTATCAAACTTGGCTGATT